TCGTTATAGTACAGTGCGTGAATGGTGTGAAGTGCTTATTGTCTGCTAGATATTTAATAAGTTTAACATCTCGATCTTCTAGATGCTCACCCATTTCAGTGTATTTGAAATGAGACTCCTTATTAAAGCTAACTCTAGCGGCATTAACCACCGTCAAGTCAGTACCCATACAATCTACTAGTTCAGCCTTCATTCATAAAGTCCAGTTCTAGTTGTCCATCGTCTAGCTGTTCAAACACTTTCTCGTAAAAATCCGCAACCTTTCGAAGCTCTCCTGGTGTTGCATCTCTTTTTATTGAATTAGCTCGCATCGATATAACTACTACGTTACCCTGTACATACCCTTTTTCAGGAATGATCCTGTCCAAAGAGGGGGAGGTATCCACCCACCCATTTCCATCCAACCCCATTGACATTTCAAAACCTAACACCGGGCAAATCATATCAGAAGGGTAGATACTTTTCAGGTAGTCCTCGGTTAGATTAAAGGGTATATTATTTTTCTTTGCACGTTTACGCGCTGTATTAAGCATGGTTTTCTCTTTATTCGCTGCTCTGTATGCTTTCTGCCGTGCAGCTATCTTTTCTTTATTCGCTTCTCTGTATGCTTTGATCCTCTCTATATTCGCTTCTCTATATGCTTTATGCCGTGCACGTTCCTTCTCTATATTCGCTTCTCTATATGCTTTATACCGTGCAGCTATCTTCTCTTTATTTGCTTCATAGCGTGCTTTATACCGTGCAGCTATCTTCTCTTTATTTGCTTCATAGCGTGCTTTCTCCCGTGCAGCTATCTTCTCTTTATTCGCTTCATAGTATGCTCTCTTCTGTGCAGCTATCTTCTCTTTATTCGCCTCTCTATATGCTTTGATCTTCTCTTTATTTGCTTCATAGTATGCTTTCTGCTGTGCGCGTTTCTTCTCTTTATTTGCTTCATAGTCTCCAGAATCAAACGGCATTTACATTCTCCAGTCTTGCTAAGTTTTCATAGTAGGCTTGGTTGTAACCTCGCTCCCATTCTCTAGCTCGGTCAGAGTGGACCGGGTAGGGATTCCGACCGTTCTTTCGAAACCCCTCCCGACCTTGCTGGACAATATCCGACATCGGATAAGGCCATTTTTTACGCACCACAAGTCCCTCCTGCTGTAATGTCACAGATGTCATGCGTCGTAACATGTTCTTCAAATTCCTCACCAAGTTTATCTACTGCTTCATTATAAGATACTGGAGTAAGCGGTTGACCACCTCGTGCTCCATCTGGGTAGCAAGTGAAACCACGTAACCGGTGTGCATATTTTGCCAATGTGTTAGCGAAATCTTTTACTGTATCCGGGTTGTTGGTCTTGCTACCCCACTCTGGAAGATTAATAGTGCTGCTGATAGACATATCGACGTAGTCCTGGACATCGGCTTGAAACTTAATGCGCCTCTCATAGTCCGGGGCTAGATCAAGTGCTGACTCAATCGACTCCGGTTTTACTCCATAAATGTCGATAAGTTCTTGTGCTGCACTATCAACCACATACTGGTATTTCCATCGTGTTCCGTTAGTTAGATACCTCCTTTTATAAGCTACCGCAAATAAGGGTTCGACTCCCGTAGTAGTGCCAGCCAAGATGCCAATGCTTCCTGTTGGAGCGATTGCTCGGTTTGCAACGGGACGAGATACGGAAAGTTGATCAGCAAATCGTGCAGAGGCTTTATCTGATACTCCTCGATAGACTGATAACCATCGATGCAACTCTTCGTTAACTTCATACTTGCCACCTCTCTTGATAAGCCATTCGTGCATACCCATTAAACCCAGCCCTAATCGACGGTTCTTAGCACGAACCTTATAAACCTTATCGTAAGGTAGTTGAGCACGTAGGGTACCACAGATTAGAAACTTAGTACCTAGTTCGACAACATCGGCAAGCTCCCTGATCGATTCAATACGACCCAAGTTAATACTACCCAGATTACACACATCGCTGTCATCAGCAGAAGTAACTTCAGTACAGGCGTTCCGTAGCGTCTCATCTTCATTTTCCATAAAGTTAAAACTGAAGCCCGGTTCCGCAGATCGAAGTGCTTGCTCAACATTTTTCAAGAACACCTCACCAACGTCACCCGTTTTCCAGTAGTTCAATAACCATTCAGTATCATAGTTAACGCTGATGTTAGTCATGTCAAGGGGAGCAATGAAATTAAAATCCTGCTCTTTAATCTGCTTTAATGTGTAGCCGGTATTACCGACAGGGATTCGATCCCAATCCTTAGCAGTTAAGAAAGATGGGATATCATTGTGCTTCCAATTTAGAGAGGCATAGATGGCACTGCGACGAGATCCACCCTGCATTACACGACGACCGATCTCATTGATCATCTGCATCTTAGGGATAGGACCGCTCGCAACACCGCCCGTACCAGTTAAAGTACGGCCAGACTCTCGGTACACGCTGTAGTCTACACCGATACCACCACCGGTCATAAGGCAAGACTCAGACTTCCAGGATAGGTTAGCCCAATCCTCTCGCTTATCTTCCTCTGCCTTGAGCAAGAAGCAGTTGTTATAGAATCGATTCTTACGACCGGCATAGTATAGGTAACGACCACCGGGTACAAACTTTAGATCCTTAATATACTCGGTCAGTTGGTGCTGTTCTGAAACAGACATTAGGTTCTCTTCATCGTCACGAAGATTGCCACAGACATCCTTGACTAAAACACTAGCCAATTGCTGCCATGTGTCACAGCCTGTATGAGAATACTTTAGATTAAAGATATCCTCTGAAAACTTTGAGCGGAACATTGGGTTCCTATTAGACTTAAACGCTGTCATATACTTTTACCTCGATTTTTTTAATTTCAATACCATCTAAACATTCTTCAACAGCGTCCAGGAGTAAACCCTCTAGATCAGATTCTACTCCTAGAGCACCGTCTGCTGGAACCCAGTACGCCTCACTATCTATGGTGGCGTATATTCTCACTCTAACCTTCATGTTACGTTGACAGTAGTGTACGGAAGACCTTACCGAAAGGATCGAAAAGATCTAAAGAAGATACAGAAACATCTGTCTTCTGGATCTTAGACCGCTCTCGGACAAGGGCAGTAGACGCCCGCTGAAGATTAGTGTACGCCTTCTCTGCTTCAGAGTACGCTTCCTTGTACGCATCCTTAGCTTCATAAAAGCTTTTATACTTCAGACGATTTAACTCGTCTGTCTTTTCCTTAATTTCTTTCTCAAGATCTTCTAAGTTCGACATATATTTTCTCCTTATCGCTCACTTAGTTCGCCGCCTAGAGCAGCGTATCCAATCAGGTCTACCCAAGAATCTCTATGATTAGGACTCTTGAATAACCTAGCCATCTTTAACCATGCCATCATTAACGCCACATCTTCTAGGTCAACAGTGGTACCCAAAATGATGGACCAACCAGTGGCAATGTCCTGAAAGTTCTTCGAAGCTTCGCCATAATCCGTCTCTCTCTGTTTGTTAATTAAATCGCCAGCCTCTTCTAACAAGATGTCACGAGTTCTAGCCATCAGTGGATCTCCTTAGAAAAATTTACACTGTACACGTTACCTTCAACCTTTACGCGCTGAGGTTCATCAACCTCGATGCCCTCGTTAGCATCGTTAATAGCATCTTGAATTACTCCCTCTAAAACAGACTCAATATAGTCGGTGATAGCCCTCTTCTGTCGATAGCCATAACTGTTTTTAATCTCTTCTGTTGCGAAGTCCCCCAAGAACACTTCAATCATTCCAGTATCTTCGTTGAAATGAAAGAAGATAGCTGAAGTGTTATCAGGTAAAGCTAGTTCGTGCATTATTTTTTCTTTTCGCATGTTATCTCCATAAAGTCTTCGGCGTATAGTAGTGCCAGCGGTCGTTTGCGGTCACCCTTTAATATAGCCACTGGGCTAGTTTTGTCAAGCAGATTATTCTCTGCCTGTTCTAATGCGGAGTACACCGCGAAGGATGACCTAGACTTACACTCTACTGTCCAAGGAAACAACCTTCGTGCCAGAGGACTCAATCCAATGTCCGGGCCATTAACTCCCCCAGGGG